GTGCCTATTCTAAAACTGCGTGGGACCCCATCTTTTTCTTGGTTACGAATTTCATCTTTGAGAGTTTCTACCCATATAAGTTTGTCGTATTCGACCGTTCCATGCTCACACGACTGAATAAATTGTTCTAATTCAGCTTGCATGACTGGAGTCGGTGAACCTTCTTTAAAATCAATGTAGTGAGTTTTATCTTTTTCACAGTTGAAGCCATTGGATGATTGTTTATTCAAACCTGCCAAAAACTCCGTTCCGTTTACCACCTGCTTATCAGTTAAGTCCCCGAATGGTTTCAAAAAACTTCTCACTACAGCTCTTCCGAAATTGAGCTCGGGAGTGGGAACAAATTTACACGGTGTAAAAGATTTTTGGGAGACCACCTCTAATGTTTCTGAGCCGTACTTACTAAGATCTGCTGGGAAGCGGTCTATCTCGTACACTCCATGAATGGGAGAAGGCCCAAAATTACTCTTGGTTGGGACGGTGGAGTGAAAATCAGCTCCTAAAGGAATCATACTCACATCCTGTGCTTTGTGGTCTAGTATAGGGAAGGGCAGCAAATTTTTATCACTATCTAAACATTCTTGTATCGCTTTACCTACTTCTGGAGAAAATCTAACGGCAGCGCCTATGTTATTACTGGTCTGGCCTGCCACGTGCATGCCTAACACTCCAAGGTGAGGGGAAAAAACTAACGCTCCACAGAGACCTGATCTCTGGATTGGGTAGGTGATTGAGTCCTCCCTTAATTCGCCGTGGAATTCCTTGCCTGCAAAGTTAAAAGTGTAGCCAGTTCTATAGGCTAGATGTTCAAGTGATGCTAAGGGAGCAAAACCTTCATTGCTAACTAAAAAACTAGTTTTCTCAGCGCCCTCACAGGCTGAAAACCATTTGCTTTGATTCTTAAAAGGAGATGGGTAAGTCTCTGGTAGTGATACTATGGCTATATCGCGTTCTACATTATTATATACGCGCGTCACTGATTCGTAATCAACCAACACCTTGTTCTCTAGGACACTTTGGTAGATTCTTATGAACATCTTGTCCTCTGGGACAATATGGCTGGGCAGAATAATTTTGCGGCCTGACACTAAACCATTGCACTGTACGCTCTTACCTTCTGAGTTTATTAATTCACATATATATACACTATTTTGAAGGGATTTAACCGAATTATGCACTGAACTAAAATCCTTTGAAAAAGGGCTTGACTGTGCATCCCACACGTATTCACCTATGGAGCTTCTATACTCTCGTAGAGCTTCCTCGGGATTGACACCTGATGCTACTGCTTGTTTATATTTACGATACTCAGCCTCCATGTAACCTGTACGATGCCGTTGTTTTAATTCTCTGGCTAACTCAATTTCGTAATCGTCATCAAATCTGTCGTGGTTGTTAGACCAGCCCCAGGATGTACCTCGTACTGCATCGCACACGTAATTCCTACCTAAAAGGAGTAACACTCCCAAGATCACGGCTCCCATCATTATTAAAAGACAGAGGAGATACTCGGCATATTTACTCTTGACAATGCCTGTAAGTTCCTGCAGACGTTCTACTAAGCTATCAAAATGCACGTCTAATTCGCCCATAAAAATTTCTGGTACTAAACCAAGAATGTCACTGACTAGCCCTTGCGCTTTGTACAACTCATCGTACTGAGTCACCGCATTACGCAACGTTTCTAACTCGTCTTTGGTCCAGCTATTGTTATCTCTGAAGGAAAGCTTAATTTCACGAAATTTCTTTATTATGGCAGCCATCCAAATTATTATTGCCTTCATATTCTTATCTGCCGAGCCATCCAAAGTCATCACCGATGGCATCGTTGATTTTTTACTAAAATAAGCCGGAAAGCCCGTGACGAAGGTTTTTTGTTGTAAGTCATAATGTTTAAAAGATACTTCTCCAGAAAGTTGGCTTGACAATGGATCTTTACTAACTTGAGAGAAGTCAAAAACCATACCTCTTCGCCATAAAGCCTCCTTGTTGTCTATGCAATCTGTCTTCATTAAATTAAGCTGAGTAAATCTATTTGTGGTGAAAAGTAGAGTATGACTATTAAAGAATTTAGAATCTTTTAATTTGGCTTCTGCACAAGGAAGAGGCATTTTAACACTAGATTGCATATTTAAAAGACAGCGCCATTGACTCGCGCCTTCCTGGCCTACATCATCCATATAAAAAATTTCCTCATTATTGTAGGAGTCATACCAATCTTTACCAGTATCTACGCTTGGAACAATGTGTGAGTAGCGACTCATTCCTAATACTTCTATCAACTTAGTCATAATTACCGATTTCATAACTCCTGGTGGTCCTTCAAAGATAAAGGTGGTGGGTTCTGCTCTATCCGCC